ACGCTCTTGTTACTAAACGTTGTTCTTCAGGTCCTGGCAATCCGTTATTCATATTAATCCATAATGAAGGCATCATACCATTCATTAAATTATTTGAGTGAAATTCTTTAATCTGTACGTCAATATTAATTGCTGCTAACGCACCACTATAATCAGGATGTGGGTAATATGATTGTGATGGACTATATTGTTTGTAATAATATATTTGAGATGGTCTTCCATCTTCTTGACTAAACGCATCATATTCTGTAACAGGGAACTTTTTAATGTTAGTCCAATCAGCAGAATAATAATATCTTTCAATCTTATCCGTTTCAGGATTAATCTTACCACTTCTTAATCTACTAAAATCAATGTGGTATATTTCAGCAATAGTTTTTCTATCTCTACTCCAAATACAATTAACAGCAAACCCACCAAATAGAACCAAATCTAACGCACATTTCTCAAACACTTCATCCATTCTTTCCTTATCGTTAATAAGATAAATTGTGGCCATTGGATTGTTTAATGAAACAATACCATCACCCATTATCTGTTCTTTTTTTGATGTTACAATTGCTTTATGAATTGCACAGTTATTATACCTACTGATTAGGTATTGAGGCATCACGTTCCCTTCACCATATAATACATAATCTAATCTGTTCAAAACTTCCGAAAAGATTGGTAGTAATGGTTCTTGTGTAAATTGTGCTCTACTTAAATGGTATTTTTGTTTTTCTTCGCTCATATTATTCTTGAATATAAATGTAATTGGAATTATCCTCGTCAGATGAAATGTATTGTGTAAATGTATTTCCTTGTTCTGTTGTACCTAATAAACGAACCATACCCGTATATACCAATGTAGTACCATTACCAAAAATATCTAGCTGATATTGTCCCTCGTAGTTTAAATCATCAGTATATAAATCCAATACAATTTCACAATACCTAATATTTTCAGCAAACTCTAATGGGTCTGCTGTACTTATGGTATAAGATTTAACCTCTTGTGATAAGATGTTTAAAAAAGTAAGTGTATATCCCGAAAAGTCGGTTCTTGAGTTATTATTGATGTTTAGCACCAATTCATTAACTTGACCCTTATTCATTATTATCATTACTATTAAATATAAAAAAAATCCAATTGGAAAGGTAGTTTATAAAAAAAGGGACATAAAGTCCCCTTTTTCTTTTTGGAAGATATAGAAATTGTCCTTTTAGGACTAAAATTTCAATTAACCTACTATTGTAGAAGTAGAATAAACCGCAGCAATTAAAGCTTCAGGAGTTGTTCCTGAATATCCTGCTGGTGCTTCTAACACTCTACTTGGTTCATTTTCTTGTGCAGAAAATAACAAATTAAATCCGTTACGATCTCCCAAATTTAATCCTGTGTTTGCGTCACCACCTGATAAATAAGAATAATTAACTTGACCCATTACGTACACAGTATCATTTTGGTCAATAATTAAAATTTGTAAATTATCGTTTTGACCTAATACTTTTAATTGGTTTCTCTTTTCTTGGTCGTATTTGAATAGAACAGCAGTTAAAACTTGTTCCCAATACACGGTTCCATTTTCGTATGACTTAGTTGTAGTCTGTACATATGAACTTGTATTTCTTTTCAATTCAAAACCATATAAAGTAACATCACCTGAATCTGTGGCACCTGTTACAGCACCATCACCGTTGTATGTATAACCAGATGTAAAACCTGATTGACCTGCAACATATATTTTTTTCACTCCACCGATTGAATCTGAACAACCCAATGCGGCTCCTGAACTAATAAAACATGACATATTGTATATATTTAATTTTTTTGTTTTTTATAAAAGGGGACTTTCACCCCTTAATGTTTTTTAATTTTATTCGCCTAAACCATTTACTGCAAAGTAGTTTGTTCCAGCAAAAGTAGCAATGTTAGCAGAATAAGAGTAGTTAGCTCTAATTTTCATAACATCAAAATCTCTTGACCAAAACGCATCCATTTTTTCATTATCGCTCATTAAATCAAATCCGCAGAACATATAAGACGCTGGTCCGATTGTTACTTTATTGCTTCCTGCAAGACCTAATGTAGGTAATACTTTCACGTTAGTAGATGGGTGGATTGCACTCATATTTCCAGTTACATTAGTTGTACCGATATAGTTTTGGAAGAAGTTTGCTTTAACCAACGCTTGATTGTAAAGACGGAAGTTAGAGTAAGACATAAACACTACTAAATCATCAAACACTAAAGCATCATCAGATAAAGCAGAAATTAATTTGTCAACCTCAGTTATTGGGTTACCGTTTGTACCGTAAGCCGCAGTTGCACTGAATGTTGTACCTGATGCAGATGTTGCCACAGATGTTGCACCTGTTGCAATTAAAGCATTAAAACCATCAAATGAATCACCACCACCAGTTGTTGCTAGCCATAATTGTTGGTCAATACGTTGTTGAATTTGTTTCACTTTTAAAGCGATAATTCCATCAAGGAATGGTACTGTTTCAGGGTTTTGGCCTGGAGGTAACAATAAAGATTGATATGTATCCCATAATTGTTGGAAACATAATTCTTCGTTAATACGCTCATGTTGAGAAGCCAAACTTACTTGAGTGAAAGTTGTTGTACCAGATGCGTTCCATCCACACTCTCCTGTTTGGAAAGCTGGTGCTGAATTTAACAACTGGATTTGTTGCGTTCCACGCACTCCTAACTTTACAGTAGTGTTTGCAGGAGTTGTTGCTCCGATAAGAGCTTTAGCTATAATTTCAGTAGAAGATTGGTCAGTAAAACCAGTGATTGAACTTACTACATAACTAAATTCGTCTTTTGAATAAATTTTCATTTTTAATTCGTTTTTTTTTAATTATTTTTTATTAATTTGTCTGAAAGCCATAAGTGAGTTGAATTTATCATCAGCACTATCTCCAGATATTTTATTTATTTCTGTTTTACCGTCAGCAATTTTCTTGCCAGCTGGTTCAGATTTGAAAGCACTAAACTCATTGTTCATAGCTTCCATTTTAGTTTCCATTTGAGACATTTTTTCACCACATTGGTAGATAAAATCTCTTAACATCTTCATTAATTCTACTTGGATTGGGTCACCATCGTAACCCATTGAACTTTCTTCTACTTCAGCATCACCTTCTTTAATAGCTTCTTTTACAGAAACAATCATACCACCATTAGTTTCAATTTCAGTACCATCTTCTAACATATGTACCCCATCAGGTGCAGCAATACCGTCTGGCATTTCTTCAGTTACTACTTTAACAGTAGCACCTTCAACCAAACTATCACCTTCTACCTTAACAACAGTACCATCTTTCAATTTTGCTTCAACGAATATTTCTTTAACACCAGTAATTTCACCGTTGGAAACTTCAATCTCAAAATTCTCTTTCAATTTATATGAACCATCTTCTAAAGCTACCGCTTCAAACGCTTCATTGATTTTACTAACTGATTTACCAACTTCCAATTTCTCGGTGTTGATAATAGTGTCATCTTCTAATTTAAAAGACAATGGAGTAGCTTCTTCCGTCATGAAACCGAACTGAACCATTAATTTCTTAATTTCATTGATAGCGGTTTTTGGATTAGACATAATCTATTTGTTTTTTTGTTTATTTATTAATTCTATTACTAAATATATAATTTCATATATATTCCCAAATTATTTTAATATTTCTTCAATATCTCTACTACTTTCTGTAAAAACATTTCCTCTCTACAAAACGCAGCCACTTCTTCAAACCATCCTGATACAGAATAACCAGCTAATTCCCCTGATTTTACCATCTCCCAAACCTTATCACCTTCAGGAGTTTTAGCACATTTCATTGCAACAAACCAAGTTCCTATTGGTAAATCACCATATCCATATTTTGATGACTTATCATTCTCGTCTTCTTTAATCCAACTCTCAACAACATATACATCTTTAACAGCTGTACCATCGTGCATCAAATCGTTATTACGAGTGTATTGGTTCTTCATATACTTGTCCGCTATCATCTTGATAGTTTCTGAACTGAAATAAACCTCATACATATTTCCCTCATTATCTTTTCTTGGGATTTTTAAATCAGGAACCATTGCTGGACCAACTATTGTACGTTTTTCTTCACTATCTATTGCAAACTTTTGGTCTTTCTTCTTTTTCTTTTTGATATTAGGGTCTTCATATCCACCTATTGTTCCAACATCATAACCCATATCATATGAGTTGTCATAATTACACTTACCACACATATATGGTTTTTCACCGCCATCTTTCATATCCCACTTGTGTCCACACTTTTTACATTCAATTGTACCCACTTCCATTTTTACTTTACTAAATGATGGATGTGCAGGTACCACTGTTGATGGTTGTTCCAATCCTAATACCCTTGTGTCCAATGGTGCTTGTGGATCAATCTTACCCCTATTTACGGACGCCTTATTTCTGATGGTGTCATCATATGAATATTCAATTCGAGCCCATAAATGACGACAATTATACCCTCCACGCCATACTAACGCACTATCACCTTCATCATTTGTTAGAGCATCCATATCTTCCAATCTCCATACATAATTCTTTTGAATTAATTCTCTACAAAAATCTCTTGTTGTAGGTATAACAGGATTAGTTCCTGCTGCTGGATTTAATACATACTTATATCTAACTCTATATTCCTTTTCATTTTCTGATGATGGTCCGTTTGGGTCTGGTGCAGTGATAAAATCTTCTTTACCAAATGGTGTTATTTTAGAAACAACCCATCCTTCATCAAAAAGGTCTTGTTCGTTTTGAGCAATAGAAACCAATTTTTCTAAATACTTATTATCTTCCCCATCAGGGATATGAAATTCATGAGGTTTTTCCTTACTGAAATACATCCAATTAATCTCGATCGCCGGTTCGTCAACAAGGGAAATACTATCAATACCTGATATATCATCATCTTCTTCTATTTTTAGTTCATAAACTTTATCTTTCTTTATCATATAATATTAAATATAAATTATTTTCCCTGTCTGTTGTAGGGTTTAGTTGGTTTGTCTTTAGGTCCATTGGACTTTTTATAACTACCACATTTTCTTTTTCCAAATGTGACTTTATTTGAGTTTGTTGATTTACTTTTAGCCATACTATATAGTTGATAGACTTTTCAGACGTGCTTGTTTATGTGCTTCGGTTGTTAATTCTTGTGATACAACATATGTTTTTACAATTAATGGTGCTTGTTCTTGTGCTGGATTTGATAATATTGGATTATCCTGTCTTGTGGTCATTAAGTTTGAATTAAATGATGTTCCACCACCCGCTTGATTCATTAATGATAATAATGGAGCAAATTGTGTAACGGCACCACGGGTCATAATCGCTTCCCCTAGTTCCGCTTCAATCATTGTTCCACCTTGAGCATGTCTTTTACCACCTATCAATCCACCTTCAGCGTAGTTTCTACCAGGATTTGTTTTAGGAACTGTACCTGATTCTGATGCACTTAATTCAAGTGATGATTGATATTGTGTCTTTTTAATTGCCGCCACTTGTTTATAACCAAACACTAAAGCAGCAGCTGCCGCTATTGGTGCTAATACAGGTCCAACAATAGGTATAGCGATAAGAGATGAGAACGCACCTACTGCTGACTGTAATGTAGCAATAATTGCTTGAGCAATTTGTATTTTCTTATTCTCCTCAAACGCCTTTCTCTTTATATCATCTTCTTCCTTGGCAAACTTCTTTTTATTCTCTAATAATTTAGCGTCTAATTGTTCTTGATTGGTAATTGTCTTTTTATCAAGTTCATTTTGTTTGATATACCTTTTAGTTGCTTCTTCCATTGCAACTTGTTGTTCTAATTGAGCAACCTTTCCAATGTCTTGAGCTATTGTTTGTGCTACACCTAATGTGGCTTGTGCTGCTTGTAAAAGGTCTTGTAATTCCTGTTTAGTAATATCTTTAGCCATTTTAAGATATTTCTTTCTAATTTCCTCTTTTGCGTCAGCAATTTGTTGTTCTGTAAGTTTTTCTTTTATTGCTCTATCTTCTAAATCAGCAAGTTCTTTCTTTTCCGCCGTTTTAAGTATTGCTCGTTGATTATCATAAAATCGTTTTGTCCCTTCAATCAACGCATCACCTCTAATCTGTAAGAACTTTAACTCATCATCTAATCTCTTTAAATTTTTATCCCTTTTATTTTGAGCATCATCATCGTCTAACTTTTGAAGGTCCTCTTTATATCTTTTTTCTAACGCAAATAATATTTTAATTTGTTCTTCTAATGTTTGTTTTTTGAAATTAGTATCATCTTGTAAAGCTATAAAATCATCTTGGAATTTCTTGGTTCTTGACGCTTTATTTCTTGATAATTCATTCTCATCAGCGTTATTCATTATCTCAAATATCTTACCTTTATATTCTATTAATTTTTTTAAATCTTCTTCTCTTATTTTATCATCTTCCTCAAATCTTTTTTTAGTAAGATCACCTATTTTTATATTATATTTTTCCTTAACTTGTTCAAGTAATTTACCTCTTAATTCTTCCTTATCTTTTGTTAATTTAAGGTTATTTATTTCTCTTTCCTCATTTTCCTTATCTATCTTTAATTGAGCATCCTGTTTCTTCCTTTCCTCATTTAATATATTTACACTATTTTCTTGTTGTAGTTTAAGTAATAAAGCGTTTGCTGCTTTATTATCATTCTCAATTTTAGCTACATCAGGACCTTTTGTTACTGTTGGTTTATACCCTGTTTCTAAACTACCCGCTTCTTTTAATAAATCACTTGCTTTCTTTCTAATTTCTTCTGAAGTGTCAGTTAATTTCTGTCTTCTACGTTTTAATTCATCATCATAACTTTCTCCTAATTTTCTATCAAAACTAAAAAATCCTACTTGTTCTGCGGTTACTGCTTCCGCTGACTTTTGTGCCGCAATTCTAAATAACTCTTGTGCTTGTGCTCTTAATCCTGTTGCTTTAATGTAATTTTCAGTATTATTCTTATATAGTTTTTCAGCTTCCGCTAATGTATCCGCTTTACCTATTGTACCACCTAATATTTCATTATACGTTTCTAACGCCTTCCTTTTTGATATTGCACCTGTTTTTGCTTGTTCAAACGCAACACCAACCTCTAAAATTTTATTTTTTGCTTCTTCAGCAGCAGTTGCACCTTTTAGTAAAGTTTCTTTAAATGTTTTTGTCGCTTCTTCTGCCGCAGTCGTTGAGGTTACATATTGATAAAACTTATAACCTAAAACACCAATAAGTGTTGCTATACCTAATAACGCCGCTTGTGCTGAAGTTAATATTGCAATTAATCTCGTCATTGCAGCGGTGAAAGCGTTTGTAGAAACTGCTGCGGCAGTATTTACTTCTACTATACCTAATGTGGCTGCTTGTTGTAAAACTTCTGATTTAGTTAATTGTGTTGTGGTTCCATCTGCAAGAACCATCGTAACAATATTTTTCTTATATGTTGCATCAACAGCACCTAAAGCCATTGCTGTTGCTTCAATCGTGATTGCTAATTTCTTACCTGATAAAGCGTTCAATTCTTGTGCTACTATATTATCTACTGTTGCTGTAGTATTTGATTTTACAGCTATAGTTGAAGCGACTGTTGCTGCTGCACCTGCTGTTGTTGCTTCTGCTAAACCATTTACTGCACTTTTTGTTGACTCTATTCCAACTTTTGCGTTTTTACCACCAATATCACTTAATCCTTTATTTAACCCAAAAACATTATCAATAACATCTGTTATATCATTGATAGTTTCTTTAAATTGGAAACGTAAATCTTTTAAACTAAATGATGTAAATGTTTTTAATAGTGCAATTGCACCATTCATTTTACTTGCAAACTCACCGACAGGACCAGGTAATAATTGTAATGAAGTTAATAAGTCACCTGATTTTGCTTTAGTTCGTGCCAAACCATCTTGAATATCAGATTGAGCTTTAGATAATAAAGCAAATTCTGCTGTTCCTTCCTTCGTTCTTTTAAGTTCTGCAGTAACAAGTTTAAACTGTTGTTGTAGGTTTTTTGACTTATCAATAATAACATCCAATGGTTTCCCATCAATATCGTATTGGATTTTAAGACCCCTACCTAAATCTTTAAGTTGACCTAATTTCTGTACCGCTTTATCAATTCCATCGGTCTTTACTTCGGTTTCTATTATGAGTTTTTTAGCCATGTTCTTCTAAAAGTTCTTTTTTTGTTTCTTTAAAACAAGTTTTTAATATATTCTTATCACCTTTCAAGTAATTGATTGATGAAAAATCTACATTAATATAATTTATTTCGTCTCTTTTCTTAATCATTTCACCATAACTAAATAATGAACTGTTAATTTCTGTTTCTACTCCATTTATTACTACTATCATATATCTATAAATATTATTTTTTACTAAACGG